TTAGTTCGCTCTTCTCAATGCTATTTATATATTCTTCCGCTTGATTCATGAGTTCCAGAAGTTCATTCTCTTTTTCAATCAACATAGCTTTTCGTTTATTGAGCAGCAGTTTCTTTCTGCTAAGTTCTGGTACTGGCATACCCTCAACAACAAAGTGCTGTATTCCACCCATACCACCGCTCACTGTGTCTTTTACAGTTCCTTCTTCCTCAATCCTGCTGATCTGCTTCTCTGTTTGCAAGATTCTTTTTCTTATATCTTTTACTTCTTCAATCATGTCTGTGTATTGGATCAGTACGTTCTTGTCCACGTTCTCCCCTCCTGTTACGATTTATTATCTGCTGCCTTATCCGATCCGCCATCTCCTGATACTCTTGCTTGTATTGCACCTGATCGGCACAAATGCCCATGCAGGTTATCTCTGCACAGGCTTTGCATGGATCAATCATATCTGCCTACCGCTCTTTCTTTTCATCTGACGGTTTCTTATGATCGTTTTTCTTGCATTTGAGTAATAAGGCCGTGATTCTTTCTCTCTTCTTCTTAATTCCTGTTCCTTTGCCTTCCAGGACAGATACTTCTCACATCCTGTCTGACAAGCAACTCTCTTTGATCCGTGTGATCTATCTTTACAATTTAGGCACGGACAATCTCTATATGCCATTATGTATCAACTCCTTATAATTTAGTTAACGGGCATTCCGTACATGGACTGTTATCTGCAAATAAATCTTCTCTATCATTTACAATAGTTGGATACTTGCAATAATCATCACACATCTCCTGCTTCACTTCTTCCAAGATGTCCGTTACTGTCTTCACTCTCTCATGATCCTCTTTCACGACACCTGTAAGATTCTCTGTTATTTGTGTACCAAATACTTCATTGTACATTTCATTAATTTTTTCATCTGATAGCTGTTCAAACGATGTATATCCAAGATTTACACATTTTGCATAAATCTTGCATGTTTTTTCATCACAATGTCCTATGTTCCCACATCGTCTTCTTAATCTCCATATCTTCTGCTCCCTTGTCATAACTCATCCCTCTCTTTCGCTGCGGCACAGAGTGACATCACTGCCACTCCTGCTACTGCTCCGATAAATAATCCACTTAAAAATCCAATGATCATAAATTATCCTCCAAACATGCTTACTGTCCCTTTTCTTCAATCATTCCAAGGGTTCCTGATTGCAGCTTTTTCAAAACCTCTGGAATATTCATCTTTTCAATAGTGTCTTTTGCAAGATTCTCTTTTAGTTTCTGTTCTAATGATTTAACAATATCAACTTCTACTTCGTGTTTTGCTCTCTGAATCATGTTACCGATCTTATCATCAAGCTCTCTTTTTAGATATTTTGTTGTAAGTAGATCTGCTGCTGAATACCGATTACTTCCCCAGTCTTGATAATTTCCATCTTTATCATATCTTTTCTCTTTAATGAAACTTTCAAATTGCATTCCTACATATTCGGATAATGAATAATATGTGATTTTATCACTCCAATCACTTGATTTTTCAGGAATCTGAATATTATTAATCTTTTCAGAGCATACATTTTCGATAAATTTATTGATTGCTTTATTGATTGTCTCTTCTGATTCTTTAACTTTCTCTGCAATCTTTGCATCAACCATTCTCAATGCTTCATGTGTTGCTTTCTTTAAAAGGGCATCTTCCACACCTTCAATGATTCTCTCTTTTAATTCTTCGTCAATTGAATAGGAATCTTCTTCCATCCAATCAAGTTCTACTTCGATATTAAATTTTGCCATAATTCTTTCTCCTTAACTTTCTTTAACAATTAATAGAAACGGTCTTTCTGCATTTCGTCATCAACTTCTTTTGGTATCGGAATCGGTTCAAAGTCATCGTTTTCCCCATTCATAAATTTAATCAAGTCATCTATGTAGTTGTTAAATTCCACCATTCTTTTTTCTTCATCGGTCATTATCGATCACTTCCTTCTCGCAATAAATACAACTCTTATCGCACTTGATCCGAACCTTTAGCTTCTGCTGCTTGTCCGGACACAACTTCATTTTTCTGATCGGTTTATTTGTGATCTCACAGATGTAACCTTCAAATTCTTTCTTGTTTACCATTATTTTTTCCTCCACGCCATCACTACATCGTTCTTTCTAAGATCTAATTTAATGTTGTTTTCTTCTCTGACCTGCTCGATCATATCAATCCATGTCACATTTCCTGTTTCTAAACACTCTGTTTTGTCATTGAATCTTTTTTTGAATCGATCTAATCTCTTAGTTCCGAAATCAAATTCATCTTTCAAAACTATAAGACTCATGATCAATACAGTATCTAAAATCTGTAGTGTTGCATCTCTAAAATCCTGGTCAAGTTCTCTTGGATCTATTAGTGTTCGAAGCCCTGCAAGATTTCTCTGTCTTGTTACTCTCTGTAGCTCTTCTAATCCTTTTTCTTTTACTATTTTGTCGCAGAACGCAATTCCTTCGTTTCTGCCCTGCATAATATAATCTTGTTTACTCATTTTATCTACCTATCTCAGACAGCTTAACTTTCTACCTGAAACAGCATTTATACTGATCACTTTCTCCTTATTTTTGCCTGATCATATAAACTGCTGTGATTCTTCTCCTGTGATTTGAAAAATTGTAATACCAAATCTAGTTTGTGAAAAATAAAAATACAAAAAACCTGAAAAATATGTTTACGTTTGCTTGCTTCGTTAATAGTTACTCGAAAAATCTTAATCAGGTAGAAAGTTAAGCTGTCTGATCGTACTCCTTTACTTATTTACTTATGGTATCCGGCACAATTACCTACATAATGCCACTGCAAACCTTCGTGTTTTGTCTCGCCCCCCCCCTGTTATCTCAGGGTAGAAACGCTTATACCACCTCATCAATGTCTTATGATCGATGCCTGATGTTCTACTGATCTCATTTGTGGACATGCCATGTTGGATCCATAACTGCACAACACGGCGTTTAAATCCTTTGCTGTAATCCGCCATTAGTTCTCCTTTCTGTCTGCCACCTAAGGCAGCAGACTCATGGCTTATACATTGGCTTGTTTCTTATGCATGTTAATAGTTCCTGTGGTATATAATTCAGTCCATCCGGCTGATCTCTGTCCGCATATGTGATCATCTTTTTACGTCCTGTCGCTTAAGATCATCCCGAAACCCACAACTACCACGACTATTACTACGACTTTTAACAACAATCTTAGGTTGTTGGTTACTACGGACAGAGATCAACCGGATGCTTTTTATTCTCTTTTACATTGCTACTAACAGCTTATTAATAAAATACTGCTGCCCTTTACCAGTGACCTTTGTAGTCTTTCTGATCTTTGTCATTCCATCCGGATTTGTGATCGTTCTTTCTTCAACTTCAAACAATCCCATTTCCATGCTCTTTTGTGTTGGCATATTCCAACTTGGACCTCTTCTTTGGATTAAATATCCGTTATTTCTGAGTTTTTGAAACAGTCTGTTTTGACCAATATCAATTCCTTTTTGCTTAAGAATTTTTGCTAAATCTCCAATCAGAATAGAATCTTTACTCGCTGTTACTGCATCAGCAAATATCTCCTTAGGTTTCATACGTTCATTATCTTCAATCAATGCAGCTTTCTCTGTCTTTAATTTGTCTATTGTTCTATCAGCCATCTTTAATGCTCTCGCAAAGATCTGTTCTGGTGTATTCCAGGCTTTTTCCAAGTCAAGGAAGTACTGTCTAATCTGTTTTCCCTTTTCAGTTCTGGACATTAAACAAATATGTTTTGCCATATCTACAGACATTTTATAATCCTGTAGTTCGCGTTGTGCTCCATTGTTTACAACCGTACCTGTAAGTACGCTTGTAAAATCTTCGTTTTCTACGAATCCTTGTGAATTTGATTCAAACCAAGCTGAGAATCTTTTATTAATCTCAAGTGCTTCGTGTAAATCCCTTGCTGATACTGTTGGTTCTTCTGTATCGTAGTTAACAGGAATTAAATTATCCATACGTTATGTCACCTCCTAATTGTTTCTTTAATAGCTTCTTCTCCAGATTCTCAAACTCACAATCTTTCACTTCTCGTTGTGTAAAATTGTGTATAGTTTCTTCTTTCTTTGGTTTCGGTGTTGATTTCTTCCGTTTCTTTGATGTAGGGAAGAAACTCTTATATCCTCCACCAAATGCTTTTCTTACAATGCCCAACTTATCAGAATCATTCTCAGCCAGAGAATCAAGTTCTTCTTTCAAGGCATTGATCTGTTCTGCAGATAATGTTGGTCCAGTATGATTCCTCATATCAAGATAAAGACAGAACTCTCTGTTCAGATCTGGATTGCTATAATAATATTTACTTTCCTTTACTTTACTTTCCTTTATGGATTCTTCTCGGGAATTATCGTTATTTTTCTTGGAATTATCCGTATTATTCTCGGAATTATCTTCAAAATGGGTAACTTTAATAAAAGGTTCTGTTTCTTCTTCATTTAAAAGCCAGAACCTGTCGACTTTTATTGGATTCTTCTTAGCTCTTGTTTTTACTGCTAACTGGAATCTCTCCTGTATTCCGGCAGAAGTCAGGACAGCGTCCGACTGGAAAAGCTGTTTATCAAACATCGACCGTTCCAGTAAGAATGTCAAGACTTGCTTCACCTTGTCACTATTCATGTTCAGATCATCCGACACGATATAGTAAAAATCATCATCTACAATGATGTAATATCCATTTTTATAAATTTCACAAAGAAGATAGATAAAAATTGTGATCCCATCTGCTCCATATCTGGATTTCAGGATCTTTATCTTCCTGTTCGAAAAGAAATTACAATCCAAAGAAAAATATTCGATACCTCGTTTCTTATGTCTGGCCAAAACGCTTCTCCTTTTTCTTATTTGATTTCTTCTATCTCTACTTCAACTCGTGGGTTCTCTGCATAATGCTTTTCCATATGCAGCGTTACCACCTGCGTATCATCTCTGTATGCTAATTTATTCAATGCATCCAGAATACTTTTTGCAATGTTATCAATGTCTGGTTTCTTCGTTGGAAACATAAGGTCTTCCAACATCTGTTGTTTCTTTTTCTTGCTTGTACTCTTAACGATCGGATAATAAGCTATGATCGTTACTTTTAAGGGCTGTCCGTCATTAAAAACGATGTTGTTTGATTCCTGCCTGTAACAGCACTTGATCAGATTCTCATACAACATAGTACCTTCTGGTGTATATGAGAAAGTTCCACCTTTTTTACTACGGACAGTTCTCGCCCTGGCTTTTCCTTTCGGAGCACCAGGGACTGTAAATTTAACTGTCTCCATAACTGTTACCCGATGATCGTGATCACTTTTAACAGTTCTTCCGGTAAACTCACTGTTAAATATTTCTTGATAGCATCTACTGCTTCATACTTCCAAAGACCACCATCAGCTTCTACCAATTTAAACATTGGCTGTCCATCGGAACCTTCTCTGATTCGAAAGATAAACTTGCTTTCTGGCTGTTCTACTTCCAAAAATGTACGATATGGGCGAAGTGTTACTGGATTTGGTACGATCACATCTTCTTTTCCTGCAATACCTTTTGTGATCGTAGCTTTCTGGCTGACTCCATCATCTCCATAGTTGGCCACTGTTTTATTTTCTACGTTTCCAGCAACTGAAAGAATCAGTTCTGTTTCATCACTCTGTTTAAAGGCAGTCTGCATATTAATTACAAACGCTTCCTGATCATAGTAATGATCGAAATCAAAACCATTTGGATTTGTACCTACGCGGAATAATTCTTCTCGATTTCTTTCCTGTGTAAGACCAGATAGTAATCTTACTTTTGTTGGAGATTCTACATGAATGATCATAGATTCTCTTAACTCTTCACTCTTTCCACTGATATAATCGATCAGAGAATTAAGACTTGTAGCTGTCAATGGTTCTGCAAACTCTTCTCTGTCATATCGTGACATAGATTTATCGCAATAAGTCTTTCCTACGATTTTTACAACGTGTGGCTCTCTTGCACTGTCTGTCAATTCTTCGATCTTTTCGATTGCTTCTCTTAAAAATGTATTATCCATTGTTATGTATCCTCCTGTTTTATGCCTGTTTTGCTTTTCTTAAATCAATCACTTTGTTGCTTGGTTCGTAGATCTCTCCAGTATCCGGATCAAAAGCTTTCGGTGTTTCATCTTCTTCCTGGTCGATCACATCATCAACATTCATCTGACCAGGAATCTGGTTAAAGATTTCAACCGCTTCAACCTCTCCGGTGCGAAGATCTCTGCCCATACTCAGTGCTGTTGTAGCTCCAAGTTCTGGTGCAAGACTTAACTTTGTTTCTACCGTAGTTGCCACAAAGTTTCTTTCATCGTTTGGCCGGAAACTGATTGATACATTGATCTTTCTGACCTTCTGCGCATCAGTGTTCGGATCCTGAACATTTTCAGTGATCTTTTCTAATGCCTTATTAAGCTGTACTGAAAGTTTCCCCCCTGCAAACTGTTCTAAGTCAATATGTTTCATCGTGTTGCTCCTTTCTTTTATTTAAAGAACTGCTGTGGTTCTTCTTTTGTTGTTTCTTCCTGTAGTTCCTGTTTTTCTGGTTCAGGTGTTTCCTCTGCCGTTTCCTGCAGATCCTGATCTGCTACAATATTTTCTTCTGAAACTGTATCTACATAATCTTTTGTTCCATCTTCATGGATCACCGCCATATCAGATTCCATTGCATTCTGCATATCAATGCTCATGATTCCCCATTTACTGATCAGCTGGCGAAGCATTGTCTTATAAGCCATTCCATCAAAATCTTTCTCCCAGAATGTATATCCTTTTTTTGCTGCATACCCTTTGGAATACTTTAATGCATGTGCTTCCATTTTCTTTTTGGACCAGTACATAGCTTTTCGGAAACCGTTTGTATATTCAAACATTGCATAGTATCCGATTGTCTTTGCTTCTTCCCTTGCTTCTTCATCATCGATCAGATTTACCTCGATTTCTTCATTCAGTGGATCAAATCGAACCAGTTCCCCTTCCTTGATTGCCAAAACGTTTAGTTTTTTATACTGTCCTGAACGGATTGCTAACTGAATGTATCCTTTATAACCAAGCTGAAACTGTGCTTCTTTGCATCCCTTTTTGTTATTTTTGAATGGGACCATATAATACTGTCCAAGCTGTGGTGATGGAGAAAGTTTTAAAGACTCTCCAAGTAATGCAGCACTTAAAATTGATTGGTTTGTACACTCCTGTAAATCTGAATTAACCTGTACTGCAGATACAATAGAGGCAATAAAACGATCTCCGTTTTTGCCACCCACTACATTATTGATCTGACGTTTCACAGCATCATTTGTAAGATATGCCGTTAATCCTGTTTTCTGTTGTCTGTTTGCTAAACTGTTTCCAACTGCCATTTTATAATTCCTCCTCTGGATCTATGATTTTAAATTCTTCACATACTTTTTGTACTAGACTGAGTCTTGCGTTAACTTCTTTAAAGTTATGTTCTTTTACAGTACATCGGAATGTGATCGTTGATATTTTTTCTCCTGTATTCACTGGCTTCTGTGCTTTTACTGGCTTTTCTGTGCTTTTACCTGCAAATACTACCTTCTTTGCTTCTTCTTGTGATCGTTGTTTTCTTTGTTCCTCTTCCTCTTTTAGTTGTTCTTCATATATTGCTTTCTGCTTTGCTGTCTCTTCTAATTTTTGTTTTTTATTAATCGCTGCAGTGAGATCAAAGTTCTTTAGATACTCTTCTTTCATCTCATAAGCAAAGGAACTCGTGTCTGCATTGATCACAAATAAATCATTGTCAACCTTGTCACGAATTTCTGTGATTTCCTTTGTGATCGATTTAAACGTTGTTGATACATTCAGCCAGGATTCTTTAAAAATTTTGTCAAACGTTACTACATCAGCAAGTCCACCGATTGTTTTTGCATAGATTTCTTTGACCTTTTCAAGTTTTTCCTGTCTTGTTGCTTCTTCATATCCTTTGATCTGCGTATCAATATTTGCAATCGCTTTATTAACAATACCAACCAGTTCTTTCTCTTGTTTCTCGAATGCTGAATATGGTTCTGTAATCTGTTTTTTAATTTCTTTTCGCTTGCTCTCTAAAGCTTCCACAAATTTATTAAGATTTGCACGATCTTTTTTGGCATCTTTTACCTGATCTGCTGTATAAACCAGATTCATGTAATCATTCGCTTTTCCCTGGATCTCTGTTTTTAACTCTTCATAGTTCCAGTCAATCTCTTTCAGGAATCCTTCTTCCTGTGGATTGTATATCTTAAATTCCATATGTTTCTCCTTTATTGATTCATCTGATCTGTATCCCGGTAATGAACTATATGGAGAAGCCGAATTACTTACTTCATTTTTCAATGATATTTACTCTACTCTCCAAAATCGTTCCGATTCAGATTTTGTTACAGATGCGCCGTTTTAATCACCTCTTCACGAGTCATATTTAAGATGACTTCAATATGTTCAACCGTCAGGTTATTGCCTTTTAAAATCTCCACAATTTTATTTACAATAGCCTGATTTTCTTTTTTCTTTTCTTGAACCTCTTTCATATATTCATCGTATCGATTCATAACAATTTCTCCTTTTATATTTCTGGAAGAATCAAGTTTGGCTGTTGCCTTCTTTGAACTTTCTGCCAGAACTCTTCTTCTGCTTGTCTTAATATCTCAATATCTTCTTCTACGTCTGATCGCTCAATATGGTAATCTTTTGTCTGCAACCTTATCTGCCCTTGCCATTCTGACTTTAGCTGTGCCCGAAGCTCAACGAAATCATATTCTGTAACAAGTAGATAGTGCAAAACCTGTATGTAGTAGTTATCAGGGATTCGATCATTCCATTTTTCTCGCTGCATACTTTGTAGGATATTTGTAGTCTTGATCTCTAAGATTCCCTTTCTTCCATCCTGATCTGTAAGCTCTCCGTCCAAGGAAGCATGTGCCCATTGATATTTTTCATTTCTGATCATGTTGTCTCCGAAGTATTCAACCTTGTATTCTGAATGATCAAGAGCAAATAATTGTCTTAGTAGCGGCTCTGCATCATGTCCATACTTCACATAATCCTTATCTGAAATATCCGGAGCGATCCGCTGTCCTGTTTTTTCTAAATAAAGATCAGTATTGGTTTTATATGGATTGAGTCCTAATACCGCAGATGCATCAGATCCACCGATTCCGTGTCTGGCATTTAACCAGGAATCAAAGGAATCGAACTGGATCCGTTTGATTCCTTTGCTAATCTCAATCTCCTGCATCTTTAAACCTCTTTCCCAATTCTTTTAATTTAGGAAAGACAAGATCAAACTGTTCTTCTGACATTTCGCAAAACTCAATTCCTGCATTTCCATACTTCTCTCCAATGATCAAAACATTTCCAAGGATCGGGTATCCATGGCGATCTGTCTCATACAGCCATGAAGCTATCTTATTTAATTTGGTTTTGTCACAGTGAAAATAAAATTCTTCATCAACCAACATGCTTACTTTTGATCCCGGCACATTTTTAATCTCAATTCCTGCACCGATCTCTGTATATAATCTCTTGGACTGTACGTGTTCAATTAACTCACATCTGTTTCCAATGTGTTCTTTCAACTTTTTCCATGATTTAAGTCCCTCATCTGGATATTCCAGCTCTTTTACCTCATTATCAGTTGTGATCAGAATCATCTTTCCCATTGTCATTTCCTCTTCTTTCTTCTAATAGTCCCATCAATTTTTCTTTCAGATACCATGCTTCGATCATACAGTTCGGATTGTTGAGAAACAGCATTGTACTGTAATCTGGTCGCTGTTCTGCACTAAAGCCATTTTCCCAGATCTTAACTACCAATTTTCTGATTTCACTTTTCTTCTGATCTGTGTTATACTTTTCTTGTGTATTTACATCTGTGCCTTCGGAAGTTGCCGCTTCCTGGGCACATTTTTTTATCATTCTTGCTACTTCGTCATAAGCAAGAAGCTTTGCGGTTTCGAAGTGTATTTTGCCTTCTAACTCTTCCGCCTGCATATCTAGCTCAATTTCTTTCTCTTGAAATTTGATCATATGATCAAGCTCTTTTAAAATCTTATTTATCAAATTTCTTCACTCCTTCCTCATAGATCATCGCTGTGATCAAACACAACGCTGCTAATTCCTTAAATATTCCCATTGCGATCAGCACCGCTGCCGTGCAGATCATGGCTTTTGTTTCACTTTTCATCTCATGCTCCTTTCTCAAACACTTATCATTTCAGTTGCAAAAAACTTTTTTGCATTTATGAAATATCTATGCTTATTTTCACTTGTCCGGATTGCATATCCCCATGGAAAAATCCCTTGAATCAGTCCTTTTTCGATTGTTGGAACCCCCATTCCCATCAAATACGCAACTTCTTTCGGGGTTAACGTCTCTATTTTCTTTTTAGGAATTACTGTCTCTTCGAAGTAATTCTCTGGAAGATCAAATGCTTCTGCAATCTCATTTCGTCTTGCTTTTGTCGGTTCCGAATCTCCGGACATCCACTTACTGACGGTCGATCTGCTTACACTGCAGATTCTGGACAACTCTACTTGATTGATGTTTTGATCTACCATTACTTTTTTAAGCCTGTCCCTGAACACCTTTATCACCTGCCTTTCTTCAGATGGCTTAAGTCTCCGCCCGATTGAGTGCTATTTTTAATGATTAATCAATTTAGGGGGGGGGAATTTCAGATTTTAGATTCATACAAAATTACATATTTCTCAAACAGGTTACGTGTATCGGACAGAGGATTAAGCCATCTGCTATTATTCTGTTGTCTTTCTTCCATATATCTCCTATACTTAAATCACAGGGCACTGGCATGTCCGAGTATTCAAGAAAGGAGAAATCCGTATGAAATACATTTTCTACATTGATCAGGAAACCGTATCTTGCGATTCAACCACCATTGAATCTTTAATTAAAGATAACTGCAATTCATATTTACAGGTAAATTCATCGCTTTGGGCTTTAGATATTGACAAAGACCGTTTCATAACTAGTTTTCTCGCCCCTGAAAAATACTATATCGATATACTCTTTGATGAATATCTAAATGATTCCAGTATCTGTTTTATGCTAGATGCGAATTCCAAACATTGTAATTATTCGTTACCGGACAGTGCTATTCAATTCATTTATGAGGACGTTGAATAACACGTCGCTTAACAGTTTTTGTCCCTAAGCTTTGCAACGCTTCTGTCATTTGAAGGAGTGCAACTACATCTTCTTCATCTAGATATTCTTTTTGGCAGAGCGTTGTAATTGCTTTTTGAATTTGATTTCTTACATAATTCAAATAATCACTAGTTATTGTGATATCTGGTTTTTTCCCCATATTCTCACCTCCTGGTTATTTAAATCCATTTTAATTGGATTTCTTAGGTAAAAAAATATAGTCAATTGGAATACCATATAATTTACTAAGTTCTCTTCCTTGCGACATTTTCGGTTCAGAAGTCCCTTTTTCCCAGCTAACGATAGTCTGTTTTCCAACATGCATATGTTTTGCGACCTCTTCTTGTGTCATTTCTGCATTAACTCGTGCTGAAGCTAAAGAAATTTGAAATGGTACTGCTTTACCTTCGTTCATCTTTGTCACGTCATCACCGCCTTTCTTTAATTTCTGTATTTATTATAAATCCATTTTAAATGGATGTCAATACTAAAATCAATTTATTTTTGACTTTTAGTTGCAAAAAATCAATTTTTATTGTACTATATTAATAACGAAGTGAGGTGATTTAATGTCAGATGAAAAGCAAAAGAAAATATTCTCTAAAAATCTATCTTTCTATTTAGAGAAATCAGGAAAAAGCCAAAAAGAGGTGGCTAAAGCTATTGGAGTTATTCCACAAACATTTAATACTTGGTGTACGGGACAATCCATTCCTAGAATGGGAAGCGTACAAGCTCTCGCTGATTATTTTGGAATTGGAAAATCTGATTTAATAGAAGAAAAATCCGATCAAGCCATTGAGCTAACTAAGAAAGATGAAAAAGATATCGCAAAACGATTAGAACAAACCCTTGATCAGTTAGAATCCGATCAAGATGGACTGATGTTCTCCGGAGAACCTTTAGATGATGAAACAAGAGAATTATTAAAAGCGAGTCTCCAAAACAGTATAACCATCGCAAAAATAAATGCTAAGCAAAAATTCACACCAAAGAAATACAGAAAATAAAGGAAGTGATTCATTGGATATTCGTAAAAAAACAAACTCACTAAAGAAAAGATATGGTACGGATAATCCTTTTGACATTGCTAAGTATTTAGGGATAAAGGTTATATTTGAACCATTGGGATCCATTAGTGGATACTACAATAAACAGCTTCGTATGAAGCAAATACATATAAATCATGATCTTTCTGATCACGATCAGCTATTTACATGTGCACATGAATTAGGTCATGCAATTATGCATCCTGATGCTAATACTCCATTTTTAAGAAAACGAACTGGACTTCTTGTAAGTAAAATGGAAATCGAAGCAGATAAGTTTGCAACTGAGCTTCTAATTGACGACGAAGTTTTTCTTGAATTTCAAGAATTTACTACCGATCAGATCGCGCATGCACTCGGATATAATGAAGAGTTGATTAAACTAAGATTAAAATAGCGATGACCTACTGCAATAAGCCACCGCTACCTCTAGTGTATAAAATATGTAAACTATACAAATTGATTATAACATATTTTTATATCAGGAGGAAAATTTATGAAAAAAAGATTTATATCATTAGGGATAATATTATCACTAATTTGTATTTTTTTAATTGCTTGTGCATCAAAAAAGGATGATACAGCTGATGATCCATATAAAGATTTCGAGCAAACAGAAAGTTCATATGGGATAAAATATAAAATTCCAAAATCATGGATCGCTGCCGATTCCAACTCAGATGATACATCCCTTTATTATAAGAATGAGCTCGGAGATAATGATGGATTATTGAGTGTAGTTTATCATAAATTCAATGGTAATGTACTGGATTCTAAAAATGTTGAAAAGGTAAAGGATAGTATTAAAAAATCTCAAGATTATAAAGATGATTTAAAAGGCGAATATGCACAAATAAATAGTATTGATGTAGAGAAGTTATATTATAATAAATCTATTGATGGAAAAACTTATAAAAATGAAATGCTCGTATTTCCTGTAAAAAGCGGATATTTTGTAGTTTGTGCAATGAGCTCGCCCGAAAATGATTATTCTTCGGAGTTTGATAAGATCTTTGAATCTATAGAAATCACATCTGCTTATGATACAACTGAAGCAACTACAGAAGAACCAACAACCACAGAGGTTACAACTGAAGCAACTACAAAAAAAACTACAGAGGCTTACGCGCCTACAACGGGAGAAGAAAATGCTCTAAATAAAGCTTTCGACTATCTTGATTATGATGCATTTTCTAAGTCCGGATTAATAAAACAGCTTAAATATGAGGGATTTACAACTAAAGAAGCCAAATATGCTGCAAATAATTGCAACGCTAATTGGAAAGATCAGGCCTACAAAAAAGCAACATCTTATTTAGAAAGTCAATCTTTTTCAAAATCTGGTCTCATAAAACAATTGGAATACGAAGGATTTACCAATAGTCAAGCTAAATACGGAGCAAATAAAGCTTATAAATAACAAAAAACCGCCCAGCTACCAACTGGACGGAATCTCAGAAGTTTATCAACCACTTTGCAGCATATGATATTACTTCTCCCTAGACAAGAGAATTATATCATACATCCTGCAAAAACACAATTTGATAAGGGTGTATTTTTTGTACCCTTTTTTAGGAAAGGAATGATGATATATGGCAAGAAGAAACCCAAACGGCTACGGCAGCGTAACCAAATTAAAAGGCAATCGATCACGACCATACGTTGTAAAAGTTACTACATACGATGAAGATGGACACGGAAGGCAGGTCCCAGTGGACTATGCTGCTACTCGTGAAGAGGCAAATATTATTTTAGCCAGGTACAATGATAATCCTTGGAATATTGATCGCAATCGCGTCACTCTTGCAGAATTATATAAGCGATGGCTTGAAGTAAAAGCTCCTAAACTTGGAAGTTCTCGTTTATATACACTTAAAGCAGCTTATAAACATTGTCAAAAACTGTACGGAAAGAAATATAGGCAAATACGAGCTTATCATATGCAAGCAACCATGGACGATTGTGGTCGTAGTTACGCTACACAATCTCATATCAAAGCACTTTGGTGGCATTTAGATAATTTTGCATTTGAATTAGACATTATAGATAAGATGTATTCTCAAATAATTTCTGTCAGCACAGAACAGGGAGAAACTAAACGCACTCCATTCACTGAAAAAGAAGTTGAAGCTCTGTGGAAAATATCTGATCAAAAAAATGTAGATATTGTATTAATCTATATTTACACCGGATTCAGATTAATGGAATTGTTAAATATGACATGTGATCAGATCAATCTTGAAGAAGAATATTTTAAAGGCGGAAGCAAATCTTCTTCAGGGAAGAACAGAATTGTGCCAATCCATCCTCGTATCATGCCGTTTGTGAAAAATCGGCTAAAGAAAAGTAATGAATATTTTTTAGAAACTGATGAAGGATCTAAATTTAAAAAAGGGGATTTTTATGAAGAATGGAAAACTGTTATTTCTTATATAACAAAGAAGAAGAAAACTCCTCATGAAGCTAGACATACTTTTGAAACATTCCTTGATAATGCAGGTGGTAATAGAAAGTGTATTGATATGCTGATGGGGCACAAATCTAAAGATGTTGGAAATAGGGTTTATAATCATAAAACAGTGGAACAATTGAGAGATACTATTCTCTTGTTGAAATAATAAATTTCCATTCAACAAGTAACAAATTAGTAACACATATGTTAGGAAATGACCATTTTAAGCCATTTCCTAACATTGCAAAATTATTATACCATAAAAAGAATGGCACTGTATATCACTTTAGTAATATACAGTATCTTTCCTTTCTTCATTATCATCATGTATCTACTTTATCTAAGCAAATTCCACATTACAGCCTGTGCTTTTTCTAAGTCTTTTCTCGCCACAAAAATTTCATACTGTATGGACTGTGATGTAGGATTCCCCACACTTCCAAAGTTTCCACGAAGTGTTCCTGATCCTGCCCATTCTCCTAAGTGATTGTATGTTTTGTATTTGTACTTAATCTTTTCCCGATCCAAGATATCCCTGATCGCATTAAATTGTATCATGTCTGTTCCAATCCATAAGCTTTCTGAATTTAATATTGTAAGCATACTTTTCTCCTTTCTCGCAATTTCCAATTTTATTAAACTGGATTTGCCCCCCTCTTTTGCAGCATACCGAAGCCTCTTTCAACCTGTTAATTAATTTCTTATATTTTATCACAATTTCCTGACTGTGTCCTATTTTTTCCCATAAATAATTCCCATCCCGCTGATCATCCATGGTGTTGTTACAAATCCCGGAATAAAGTCTAGCTTCTTTTCCAGATTTCCTATGTAGTGAACTTCTGAAATTCCTTCAATCTTTGCATTTTTCTCGCACTGCTCTTTTGCATAATTCCATTCCACACCCCAGTAATCCATCGCTGTGATCTGTGCCTTTGGAAATGCTTTGGCGCAATGAACAGTAAGTGCTGCTGCTCCGCATCCGATGTCTAGAAGTTTCCCTTCACCATCCCAATCAAGATGTTTAATCAGATGTTCATGTACTCCTGCCATCATATTTCCTTTTCCAAATGCGAATGCTTCATGACAGATCAGCATATAAATTGCCATTACCAGAGTCAAAATGCATAATACGCCTACTATGATTGCAATGACCATTTCACTTAAAGCTACTTGTACTGCTACCGCAATAACACCTAAAACAATTACTGCTCCAAATAACATATACAATGCTTTTTCAGGTACCCAGTTTCCATAATTTGCTTTTTCATTCATTCTTCTTTTCTCCCTTTCATTAGTGTTCGCTAACTATTCTCATCAACTTTCCTGTACAGATGATAGAATCTAACATCTTAGCAAAACCTTTTGGATCAAGAATCTGCATATGCATATGATTCTCATCTTGAAATCTGTGCAAATTGACCTCCATCAAAAAAGTATGCTCAATTGGGATTTTCATCTGAGAAAGAAATGTGAGTCCTAAATCTGCTCCAATCGATGAAGCGACAATAAGCGTTATTTTTTCTATTCCTTGCTTTTGCAGATACTCTCCTATCTGATGAATTTCATCTTGTTTACTTTGATAACTTTATTCCCATCGTTTGAAATTCCATTTTTATATTCCCCCTTATAGTTTTAGTATATCAGATTCAAAAAATATTTCCTATATGAGATAATAAGAAAAATTCCTATAATCTAACAAATATCCACACAATCTATGATCATCTTCTCACACCTTTCATATCCTAGCTGTGAACTGTTTAATGACAATGTATAATTCCTTGCCATTCCCCATTTTTGTTCTGTATAAAAATTATAATTTGTCCTTCGTCTTTTATCTGTATCCTTTATAAGTTTTACTGCCCCGTCTTCTGTAACATTATATAACTTGCAAATACGTTTGATCTTCTCTGGCATGTCTCCATGTATAAACACATTTAACACATCATCTCTATCCTTCAGTATAAAATCAGTATTTCTCCCAATCATAACACATGGTTCTTTTTCTGCGATTTCCAAGATTACCTTTCTCTGTGCCTCATACAGCATATCATCCACGGATTTTCCAGTGATATCACGACCCGAAAATGCATAGGCAAAAAATCCTTTCTTTGGGGATAATTCTGCATTTTCTTCGATATATTCTGGTGATAATCCTGACTGTTGCGCAATCTGATCTAT